ACAGCGATCCATCGAGTCGCCTTCTTGATCGTACGAGCTTCAAAGCCTTCGCCTGCCCTGTTCGCAATAGCCTGCGCTTCGGACTCGACCAAGCCTCTGACCTCGGCAGAATTAAGAAGATCACGGAAGCCCTGATTCACAAACTCGATTCGCGTGATGTTCGACATAAGTCATCCCTCCCATCTCAAGAGGTTGAGCTGAATGTGAGAAGTCCTTGATGGTCCTGTCCACTTCCTCGGCTCCCCATTGATGACATAAGACTCGCCATCGAAGTCGATGCGGTCTCCTGCCTTAACGTCAGTGCCTTCGGGAAGATATGCAGTCCATCCGTCCAATATGCCGAGAACTCGGCCATCCTGCGAGAGTGATGTCGATGCGGGCTGAACCGAGCACCCTGTGACTGTTGTCTTGGTGGTACTTGTCCAGTCGGGGATCTCCGAACCTCTCGAGTCGATGGTCTTCTTCGGTCTTACAATGTCGACAGTCTGATTACAAAAAGAGGGAAGCATTATGAACACCTCCCTCTCTCCTTCATCAGATTCAAAGCGTCAATCTTCTGAACCCTTAACCCCAGTGCCTTGAAGTCAGAAGGCCAGAGCTTGATCGCTCCGCTTGAATTAGGCAAACTGTACGACTGCGACACACCTCCTGCTGCTTCACTGTATGAAGCGACAGGGAGCTGATTGCCTGGCGTGTTCAGCTCGCGGATAACTACATCGCAGACTACGCTTTTTGCCACGTCAGCGAGTATGGGAGTCGCTGCGATCATAGCATCGTAGTCTCTTCCCGTCCTCATGGCTTCAACGCGGATCAGATTACTGATAACAGGAATGAGATAACCCGCACGTGTCTGCTCATCATTTGTGAGCGGTCGCTTTAAATTAATGACATCCTGAACTGTTGCATAGTCTGACATCGTTATATCCTCGTTTACTCTGTTTTCTTTTTCCTTGATGTTCTTTTCCTTGCCGTTGTCTTCGTCTCGGTCACTTCCACCTTGACGGAAGGCTCCTCGACCTTAACAGTCGGCTCGGCAACAGGAGCCGGAGGAGCAGTCTTCACGGACCGCTTCTCGATAGGCTCCCAGAAACCGCCAAGCGCAGAAGGAACGTCGATTATGACTCCGGTCTTCCTGTTACGGTAACGCATCAGGACTCCTGAGGAACTTCGATTCTTGCGAATGCAGCACCATCGAGGATAGCCCATCCGATCCAAGCCTCAGATCTGAGGTAAACCTGATTGTGTCCCTTGAGGTCGCTTCGGCTGTTGTCAGGATCGCCGTACTCGATTACCTCAAGAGGAATGTTACCTGCATAGCCCCACTTGAAAGCTGTCTGGAAGTCGCCGAGATATGCGTGCTCGCCGTCAACCTTCGATACTGTGGAATTTACAGAGAAGGGAACGCCACGAACTGCCTCGGGATTGCCGCCCCACTGGAGCTCGGGATACTGGGAAACGCCGTTTACCTTGAGAGCGGCGAGATTCTGTGCGAATGTCTTATCAACAGCGATACCGTTGAGATCATAATCGCCGATAGCAGCAACGCCTGTCTCGATGTTAGCCTCGGGAGTCTGGGCATTGTAGGTAACTGCGTGTACATCATCGTTTGTATCGAAGGAGTTCTTGCCGATGGAAGCAGCGGGCAAACCTGTTGCCGGATTAACGCCGTGCATTACCATGATGTCGAGACCTCTTGCAACCTTGCGAGCAAAGCCGTCAGCGAAGTCGCGGAGGTAAGTGATTCTCTTCTCGTCGGAGCATCTGATGAACTCATCAGAAACTCTCTGACCATACTCGATCTTGATAGGAACCATCTTGACAGGCTCATTCTTACCTGTGTGCTGTCCCTTTGCTGCACCCTCGGCAACGATATTAACTTCGCCGTCGAAAGTGAATGTCATGATGTCTGTACCGCTGAACGGAATAGGAGTCTGATCTGCGAGCTTCGCGATGGAAGACTTGCCCTGTGCCTTTATGAATACTTCGCTAATGAGTTCTGCGGGAAAACCTGCTGATGTGAATGCCATTTTTGCATCCTCCTTTATAAAAATTATTTTTGTAGATCATTGAGGAGTGTTCTGTAAGCTGAATTTACTGAACCTGCGCCCTCGCCTGACTCTGTGTTTTTTGTCGGCAGAACGGGACCGTTGCCGACCATCTTTTTAAGTGCCTCAGCGTCGGCTCTGATGGATGCTTCATCCTCTCCGCCGATGCGTGAGATCCAGTCATAAGAAAGTCCGACCTCATGTGCGATCCGAGACTTCAATGAGGCTGTCTCGTGAGCCTTTGTCTTCGCTGTGAGGTCTGCGATAGTCTGTTCATCACTCTCGTGAGCCTTCTTGTAATCATCGAATGCCTTGTTAGCTGCATCGATCTGCTTCTGATGGTCCTCCGGGGAGATCCATCCCTCAAATCTTTTACTGGCGGATTCCCGCTCGCGCTTCAGACGATCCTTGATGATGTTGTCGAGCTCTTCCTGTGATTCGATAGGCTTAAATTCCTCTGACATAAAAATTTCCTTTCCCCGATTCAATCCGTTCGGTAACGTAAATTAATAACTTACGCGCTGCTTCCTGACTTCTTTAGTCGTTGAGCACACGTGAGCTGCTAAAACAACAGACTCCATCAGAGCGACCTCTATATCGTCATCCAGAGTCTTGTAACCGTAACCGCCACCCGAGCCGATGGCTCGATGCTGACAATTAACAACGCTCTGTCGCATCGCAGGTTGACCTGCATGACAGAGCGTCTTATTGTTGATGGCAGTCTCGAAGGCTGATGATGCCTGCACTACTTCCTTGACTGTTGCACCTTTGACGTTCTTGAGCTTTTGCTCTTTGCACTCCCGCAGGAATGTCTCGAGCCCGGAAGCACCGTCTACCAAGACCGCCTCCACTTTGCACTTGATCAGGAAGTTAATGATCCAGTCATTCCCCTCGCGCTGATCCTTACAATCAATGCCTTCCACGAATATGCGCCCGTCTTCAGTCTTAACTGCGATGGACAGGCACACGTTCAAGCCGTCCCTGCCGAACTTAACCCCCGCGCAAAGCGGAGCCTTGAGCTTCGGCAAGGCATCAACCTTGAGCTCATCCCAGTCGGGAGCACTTATCGCTGACTGCTGATTGTATTTGATCCATAAGCCGAGACGCTGAATATTAAAGTCGATGTCATCGCCGTTAATCTCGTCCTGGACTATTCGTTCAGTTAAGATTGTGCCGAGCGACGGACTCGTCAAATACCATGCGTCTTTATTCTTGACATCAGTCTTGTGGTCGACTGACCACTCCGCCCATCCGCCATTGATCGAGTCGCCTTGCAAGGTCTTATCTCGATAGTCTCGGAAGACATCGCCCTGCGAGACCGCTGTCGGAGGCGTGCCGCACATAAGCGTCTGCGGATTCTTGGAACTTGATACGACATAATTGAGTGCGGTCTGCTGCGCTTTGGTGTACTCCTGCGCCTCGTCTATGACCAAGAGATCATATCCTGAGCCGAGTGCACCCGAGCTCGTTCTTGTACGGAAATCGATGACCGCGCCGGAAGGCATCTCGATGCGTTCCTTGCCGTATGCCTTATAAGTCGAGGCAGGTCGAACTCCTATCTCCTCGAGCCTGTTTTTGAGACGTTCCCACGCGATGTGAGCAGTGTCTGTGAGGTGTGCAGTGTGGAGAATGTGCTCTCCATTGAACAGCCCCCAGAGCTCGCGCTGCGTCAGGATCTCCGTCTTACCATTACGGCGTGGCACGGAATATCCGAACTTCGTATGAACCCATAGCCCGTCTTTATTCGTCGCCATGATGTCATTGAGCATTAATGCCTGCCATTCCTGGCAGACGTTTCCGCTGAGGTTGTAAAGCTGGACAGCTTCATCGCCATACGAGTTTGTGTACGGCAATATAACAGATTTTGTCGGGATTTGATTCCCGACATTACTCATAATTGATTGATTCCTCCTTTGGCTTGTCGCGTGAATGTGATCTCATAGAATTAACCTCCGTGTGTCCTTCTGTATTCCGCTAACCTTGCGGCAGCTTCTTGTAAAGCCTTCTGCTGCTCCGGCGTGAGATTACGTTCTTCGTCGGTCAAACGTCTCATGGTAGTCGTGGCAGTCCTTCTCGACTCTGTCCGTACCACCTGGGAGGCAGGTCTCGTGTCTCCATTAGCTCGTCGCTGATTATTGACACGTTCCTCGTACCGTCTGCCGTTGCGCTCGGTTATAAAGTCAATCGTGCATCGGCAGTTCTCATGCCTGCGCCATACA